ATCTGCCACGCCTGCTGTAGCACCCGCCGCAAAAAATACATATGTTATTGTTCCCCACGCTAGAGTGCTCTCAGCAAAAGTTATTGCTACAGCGTTAGTAAGCGACGCGGACGATGCGGTTGCCCAATTTGTTTTGTTATTAACTATCGCAACACGAGCGTATGCCGTTCCAGATGTAGATGGTTCAGTCGCTCCGCTTCCGTCAGAATTTATAGTTGTGGTGCTCAATCCCATATACATCGTTGATAAATTTGAAAGGGCGGTTTGCCCAAAAAGCAAGTCTAATACTTTGTTTGCCGTACCAGTTGTAATTGCCATAATTTTTATTATTCTCCTTTTCTACACTGTTGCAATGCGCCCAATAATAAGGATATTTCCCAACCCGGGCCTATATTCTTTACCATCATAATCTAAAACTACTGGCTGTTGTGTGTATTTACCTTGTAATGTTTCTGTGCTACTTCCCGTAATAATTACTTTAAATTGATTAGTAATAGATCCTGACATAGATCCACTAATTGTCAATGTGGCATATTGCGGATTTCCATAAGGACTCATTACCCAATAGCAAGTAGCGGCAGATAAATCTAACGGAGCACTTGCACTGTCATATACATCAAACGTAAGTTCTTGTGAAGTACCGCCTATAAATTGAAATGATTCTAATGTATTAATTGTCAAACATTCAAATGAATTTGACATTTAACCCCCTTTCTTGGGATTATTAACTTCAATTGGCTGTTCTGCAGTTGACTTTTGCTCTTGTAAATCTTTTATAACTTGTTCTAATCTTGCAAAAGCATTAGCTAAAGCATAAGCATTATTTGCACCCTGTACACTTAATTGATTTAATAAATTATAAACTTCTTCTAACATTGATTTTGAATTATCATCAATATAATACATATTATAGATTACTCCTTTTGTCTAATTTTAAAGCTTTTTATATATATTATGCCGTACTAATAAATATTCCTTGACGAAATACTAGTCCCATATTATTTCCACTACCATCTTTTACAGTTATGGTTGCTGTATATCCCTGAGTTCCACCAACAAAAAATTGTGTTCCATAAATACTATAACCACTAATATATCCGTTCAATGCGGTAATACTTCCCGCTCCGGCTGATACATTTCCTGAAAGAGTTCCTGTAATTGTTCCAAAACTAGGATTAATCTGATATACCCAATATCCTTTGCCATTAACCCAATTTTGAGTAGCAACAAGTTCGGTTGAATTTGCATATATTGGACTATCACATATTATATTTGCCCCACTTCCCGCATTTAAATACAAACTTGATTTAGAATTTAAATATGCTGCGCCTAATCCTAATTGCAAATAATTTGCCGGATCTAAACCATACATTATTCCCGAACTATTAAAAAGATTCGATGCTCCTAAAGTTCCAATATTACTATTCGCAACGGTTCCAGTTAACTTACTTGCAATTAAAGAACTAATTTGATCACTAGTAAGATATCCGCTAATATTATTAGCATAAATGGTTCCACCAAATGTTGCCGAGGACGGCGTAATTGTAAGCAACCCCAGTCTAATATATCCATCACTACGAATGTAGTTTGGCGTTGACAAGTTATCTTGTAGGCGATCACTTAAAATATTCCAACCCCCAATATTTCCGGAAGGTGCAGTGATATTGCCCGTCATAATTAAATTGCCAGCAGTATCCATTGATAATTGATTTGTCCATGTTCCACCAATATTTTTCTGTATTTTTATACCATTCGCAGGATCTAAAAATATTTTACTATTACCATTGCTAGTATTTAAAGTAAAAGTAGCATTTGTTAATGTTGCACCGCTACCATCTAATGTAAAAGTATTATTATCATTAGTTACGAGCAAATTATTAGCCGCAACTATATGCCCAATTAAATAATCTCCAACTACTCCATAATATGGCGTTCCATCAACATCAATTGATCCGATGGCCAGTTTTGCAGTTTGAAAAGAATCATCACTAAAAGCAATTATTCCATTATTTATCCAAAGTTGTTTAGGATCATATACAGCGGGAACACTCGTCGTACTCGCACTTATTAAATTTCTAACACGAATTCCTGTTTTATTTATAAGTACATTTTGAGTGCTACCACTAATAACATTATTTTTAGCAGTATCTAAACTTGAGGTTATAAATGTACTGACATCATCTCGATAATTTTTAGTCCAACTTGACCATTGTTCCGAATTAAAACTTGTTGATATTGCAGAATTATTACTATCGCTTAGCAAATCACTAAGTTGAAATGCACTGTCATCTAAACGAAGTCTATTACTAAAAGTAAGTGAAAAATCCGATGGATCGTCATAGTTCATGTCTATTTCTAATAAGGCGGGATATACTAAAAGTTGACTACCAGTAGATGGAGTATAATCGTTTTCATATATATTTGAATTTCCCCCTAGATCAACAGTGACTATTGTACCTAATTCGAGTTGTGTTGTAAATACAGCGTAATCTTGTAATGCTATAAAATTGACAGAATTTAATGTGAATTCGTAACGAGGCTGAGATAGCTTAGCCAAGACTTCAATAGCCTGATCATATAATCCTTGTGCCTGATCTTGTACCTCTGAATTTGTCATTAGAGACGTTTGAATAAAATTTTCATTCGTGTAAGTAGACCCATACATAAAATTAGATAATTCTAATTGTGCACTTACTGTAAAATTAGCATCAAAACTAAGCGCAGTGTTTATTGAGGTAAGATCGGCAGTTACTGTTGCTATTTGCGATTGTGTCAATTGTATTTGAACATCCTTATGATCAATTTCTGCTTGCTTAGATGCAAGTTGAGTATTAATGGCAGTTAGATCAAGACCTTGAGAAATTCTTGCTACTTTTATATTTTCTAAGGCGGTATATTCATTCTGCAAATCCTTTAATTCAGCCTGTTGAATAATTAATATCTCATTATAATCTTGTAATGTAGTTAATTTGTCAGCATAATTTGCTTGATTGGCAACTATTAATGCCTCCCACGTATCTAATGCTGTTATTAAAGAGGCGGACATCCAATTTGTATTCTCGTAATAAGAAAAATCATAAATTTTATTTGTGCCCAGCGGATTTACAGAATTTATAGATAAATTTCCTCCTCCTACTACCGTTAAACAAGTTACCAATTCGTCAGTTATTTCTTCAATTTTAGTTTCTTTAATTAAATTATCATAAGATAAAAATATATCAGAATTGCTTGTAGCATTGTCTACTGTATGAGCAGATATTGTTTTATTCAATGTATCGAATGAAAAAATACATTGATATGTTTCTGAAACGTCATTCATTAAAAACGAATATAAAGTAGTATCGTCAACATCAAATGTTCTGTATAAAAGAGACAGGCTTGTATCAATTGATCCAACTGTCCAACCTGGCGTATATTCCAAAATTGTATTTATCAATGCCGGAGATCCAGATGTTCCTAACACATCATAAAATTGATATGTTCCCTCAAAAGACGTAACCTTTTTATAATTCATTGTAGCTTCTAATGATTGGCAAGTTACATCTTTATATTTTTGGATGCCATCACCATTTTCAGTCACTCCGGTAATAAGAAAACACATAATTCCATCTATTAAAACTAACCGTTTAGATTGAAGAAGAGAATAATAGGGAGTTTCCACACCATTTATCATATATGGAGCAGTAAATTCTAGCGTTGAAAATGCATTAAATTTATATCCTACTTTTCGATTATATACAGTTCCAAGTACCATAAGTTGTTCTCCAGACGGATTGCAAAGTATAAGAGTTACATCATCTGCTTGCCCATAATAATTAAAATTTTGGTTCATATTACGTCACCTCCGACCAGATTGATAGATTGTACATACAATCGTAAAAACCATGTTTTACTTTACTAACAACTTCATTGCAAACTTTGACTTCATCACATATTTCTGATACAGTTTTATTTTCATCAATCAAATCTTTTATTCGTAAAACATATTCTTTTGAAATATATTTACCATCACGATTAGGTTTTTTTGTGAACGTACCATTGTCAATTTCAGCAGAAGCACCTTCATACGCCATTATCGCTTCTTCCTCTGTATTAAAATAGCCTAAATTAATTCTTTTCATATTAAAATTTATTCTAGCGCCCCAATTATTACTTTTTTTTATATAAGATATTCCAACATGATCACTAGTACCAATATTGCGCGTTCTTCTTCCCCTAAGAACTTTAGACAATGCAATTTTTCTTTTTTCAGATATATGAGTACCTATCAATGGACTATATAGAGACAAATTTTCTGATATTTTCCTTTTTGTTTCTTCCGTACGGTGCTTATTATAAAAATAATTTTTTTCTCCTTTTTTACTTTCTGACATTTTTTTCTTTGTTTCTTCGGAACATTTTCCTCCAAAAAATCCAGTTCCCCCTAAATTTGAATTATATCCTTTGGTTTTAACATTAGAATCATAATAAACAATCCAATATGTCTCCATTAATTTCATTTTTTCTTCTGGAATTTCTTGAACAATATAATATATAAATGATTCTGTACCATATTTATTATATGCATATTGTAAATGTTGATTTCTGTGATGATTATTTTTTAAATTACTACGATGTGATTTCCATCTTGTTTTAAAATCTCTAGCATATCCAATATATTTTTTATTATCAATAATGTTTTCTATACAATATATACCACTAGCCATATTATGCTCCAATTTTCCTTGCAAATTGTGTGACAAGTTTCAAAGTTCCTATACCGGAAATTACATGTAATTCGTTCCGGCCACTAATAAATTTTAGCCATTGTTTATTGAAATAATTTAACCTCAATAACCCCGTGTCAGAAACTATAGTTTTTAAAGAATTATCAACAACTATATTTTCGTTAGGAGATATTCCAGTAAAAGTAAAAGCTGTATCGCCCGTAGTAATATTTTCAATGCTAATTCCATTTCCAATTGAATTCAAAGTGAAATCAACTATTGGATATAAATATTCATCCGAATCAGAACTATTATAAAAATCAAATATGAAATTCTTAATTTCATTACCAGTGAAATTATATGTAAGAGTCTTTGGGAATTCCCATGCCCACGGAGAATCGCACCTAAAATGTAATTTCAAACCACGTTGAACATTGCCAACATAAATAGTTTTAGCGCTCGTACATATGGTATTGAAATATACGTTTGAAATATCGTCTTCACAAATTTGTAATTTTTTAAAATTCCCTCTTCCTAATAACCATTTTGCTATTTTGCCTCGATCATCTCCGGTGATGGGGGTATAACTCGCTACCGATAAATCAAATTCGAGAGGAGTATTCATAATATTACCATAATGGTAACTTTTTGATCTTCGATATATCCATTCCTCTATAGGTTCTGTTGTGCTCCCTGCCTCGGATTCATTTAATCCACCAGTTTCATCAAAATCTAATATATATAATCCATAGGTTTCACTAGCAGTATTGTCATAGATGAAACTTTTCCCGTAAAAACTCATTTATCCCCCTCTCCTTTTTTGAAAGGGCTAATATTTTACAATTAGCCCTAATTTTAAATACTATACGCTTTAGCATTGCGCGTTAATCCTTTATTTTTATAAATATTCATGAGCGCGTCTGACACCATTTCCTTAATATCTGGCAATACAGTCTTATCAAGATTACCGGCAACATTAAAACTCATACTAATATCTCCAATACTAGTCATAGCACTTGCAGTATTAACCATATTAGGCAAAGTATTATTTATGAAGTTTTTCATTTCAGAATCAGTATTAACAACCTCCCCCTTAAGAAGTTTAGCGTATACTTCAGATTCTTTTATTTTTGGAAGACCTCCACCAACCACTCCGCCTTCATGATAAGTTTTTACTAAATAACTTGTAGTACCCGCAGCTTGTCCAGCTTTT